ATTACCCATTGCCAAGAACCTCCGCATCTTTCAAGATGTCGGCATAGTAAGCCTTGTCAACGGCACTTAACTTGTCGGCACCATACTTTTGAATGATTCCTCGCACTTCGGCGGTAAATCCAAGCTGGCTCTTTTCGGCAAGCATTATACGCACTTTCTCAAGTGGGATATCCGGCTCCTTTTTTGTTTCTGTCTTTGTGGCAGGCACTTCTTTGAGAGCAGAATCACTTTCTGTCATTGCATCACAAACCGCCTGTATGCTGTCTGCAAGACTTCGCATATCATTTACCACATCAAGCAGTAACTTTACTTTGCTCAAGGTCATTTCCCCCTTTCGTAGTCTCACAGATGGAGAGTTCCTCAACACTGTCTCCTGGAATCAGAATGGTTACACGCTGTTTATCTCCAAGGAGGAAACGTAGGATGCGCTCCCTTATGGTGACATTACGACAAGTAACGATTCCGCCTGTCTGTGGCTCTTTTGAAACACTGATTTTAAGGTTGTGTTTCATGTCCTTCACCTCTTTCCAAAGGGCGATTTAATTTGTTGCCCTCTACCTGGTAGCCACGGGAGGAAATGAAATCTGACGGTTTAGAAAAAAATAATGCCCTCGGAAGTTTTTTTGACCTCCAAGGGCATTGCTATATGGATGTATGATTATTGCTGTTAGTTGATACAGTGTAACTTTACTCGCTGTACTTGATGAAGGCATCCTTAAAGCCAGCAGCTTTAAGCTTGATAAGCATGGCATCTGCGTTTGCCTTAACGGAGTATGCACCTACCTGCACACGGTAGTATTTTTTCGGTGCTGTAGGTGTGACGGGAGTGGGCGCTTCTGCTGCCGCAAGCCCGGCTTTTACATCAGCACGAAAAGTATCCATGCTCTTGCCGTGCTTTGGGAACCAATTTTTAGGATCGCCATGATTTGAAGCGATACCTTTCTGATACCCCTCATAATGCCCGATTATATCTTTATCTGTCAGCCCATACTGTTTGCAAAGATAGACGCAAAGTTCCACGGCTTCTTTGTATACGGCAGAAAAATATGCGGTATCGGTCAGACCATCCTCGCAGATTTCAAAACCGATGTGTGTATCGTTAGCAGAACCTCCGGCATGCCAGCCTCGGTGGTTCCAGGGCAGAGTCTGATAGGTTGCGATACTGCCATCCGCCAGTTTGCCAATAAAGGCATGGACACAGACCTGCCGCCCATCCGGCTTATCTTGATTCCAATGGTTACCCGCTTGATTCTTTCCTAGTAAACCATCATCAGGCCCAACATAGCGTTTCAGATAGGGGTTGTTCGCCCCGGTAGAATGCACCATGATGCCCCTTGGTTTAATAGTCCGGCCTGCCTTGTAGCAGGCATTGTTTGTAAGTATTAGCTTGTGCAACTTCATATTACTCACCCTTTCCATTAAGCTGTGCGAGAATCGTTTTTAAGTTGTCCGGTACAGGTAGTCCAATTGCTACTGTATTTTCAAGAAGGGAAATACCCTCATTGGAAATATAGAAGAATATGACCGCTGTGCGAAACGGCGCACCTGTCACACCAAGTAGATAAACATCCGCAAGGTGGCCTATACCGACAACAAGTAATATTGCCACTTTTTTCGCTATTCCTTGTGCACCAATCCGACTGGACAAACGTTTCTCAACAACAGCACGGAGAACTCCCGTGAGGTAGTCAACCGCTATAAAAGCTATCAGTGCGTAAAGAAATCCATCAAGACCCCCTAAATACCAACCGAGCAATCCGCCCAGCCCAGCAAATCCTGTTTGAATCCAAATCCATAAACTTTTCATATTCTTTCACCTCCGAGTTATTAAATTGCTTGTGTCCAGCCGTAAACGCCCGGCTCCCAGACATTATCGGACACATTTGATGTCCAGTGCTTGTTGTTGTGCGATACCTTGTCTCCAATACCATAAGCATCGTGCGCGCCGATAGGCGGAAACCATGTCGGCCATTCATCGGCAGGATCGCCGATTTTAGTCCACATTGACGGTGTTGCACTTGGCTTGGTATTTTGGCCGCTACTCACATCGTGGATGGAACGGTATAGAACTCCTTCATCACTTACAATACTTTTTGCTTTCCCTGTCCAATTTTCATCCCAGACCGGGAATAGAGTAGCATGCTCCGTAACCGTTACATCATCAAGTTGCTCGCTTTGTGCAAGGAAAACAAAAACGAGTGACGATATGTCACCCGCTACTTTCACAGACTTTCCGAACAGTAGTCCCAAATCTCTGTCATTCATTTTCAAACCCCTCCTTCAGACCTTCCATAAACGAAAGCAACCGCTCCGCAGTTATTTCCGCTTGAGGTACTTGCATAAACTCCACTTCAAAGACACCACTTTCGGGAAAGCTACGATATGAGAACAGCTTCCCATAAAGCGTATAAGTTTCAACAACCTCCCCGGTATCGGTCTGCACAACCAGAGCTTTCGGATCAATTTTTTTAATCTCATCCAATGTGGTGCTGTGCAAAACAGCGCAGAACCGCTCTCCGGCGGCATAGTTGGTACAGAAAATCCCATTTAGTTTCATGAGGTTACCTCCGTTTCAAAATCATACAAAGTCCAGGTGCTACTGTTGGGAGTATGAAGCTTATATCTTCTTGACCCTCTGGCAGGTGCGAGTTGAGAATAGAATGCAGTAAAGGTCTCGTTGTAATCTCGCTTGATTATTCCACCTAAGCCGTTAAGCCCAAAAACAGTGCATACAGTCGGATACTGATTATTTACAATAGCGATCTTGTTAAAGGGAAGAAACGAATACGCGTTGTATGCATAGCTTGTTGTACGAAAGAGCGAGGCATGACGCATAAGAGCTCCTTCGGAGATTTCTAATATAACTGCAGCTGCTCTTGCGCTTCCACCATCATCGCCCCAATCGATGTTGTTCCATGAAAGTAGAACCATCCCATTTTCCATGACCACTGCTTGATCAGGGCTGTTAAGGGTGCTATGTGGGGTTTTCGCTGAAAACTCAAGATAGCTTGATATGAACCTATCCCCCGATGAATAGATAGACACCATGACAGCCGGATAGGTAGTGGTGCTTTCACCCTTTTGATAAACCCCAACTAACGCACCTTTTGTAAAACTAAACTTGCTGCCGCTCATTTCACTGGTATATCCAGAATATGCCCTTGCATATTCCGAATAGGGATGGGCTACTTTACCTTCCCACACTAGCCCGATTTGGCCGACTGAGCAACCGTACAGCCACCCGTTAGCCGCAGTTGTGTACATATTGTCAATACGCCAAACGTACTTGGCAAGACCGCTTTCACGGTCAAAGCAGCAAAAGAACGGTCTGTGCAGGCTGGCGTTTCCGATGCTTGCAGTCTGGATGCCTATCTGTAGCGGTTCACCCGTCGAACCCTTCATGATGTCACAGGTTATATAAGTCGTGGATGCGGTTGCCTTGTAAAAGATGTACAGCATATCCTTGTCAGGATCATAGGCTATACCATAGCACTGCCTTCCGTAGTTGTCGTTTGCGGTCTGTTTGGAATCTGTGGAGCAGACGGTAAGGAGGGTCCATGTTTTTGACAGTATGCTATACTTATACACGCAGGGATAATAGTAATAGGTGGACGATGTCCCAACCCGGGTTTTTAATGTGGCTGGCATGAAAACCTCCGCCGTTTCCTCGCATATCACCGACCAGTCATACTGCAGGGTATTACCGTTAAACTTTTCTGTGGAGCTGAATGGTGTGTCGGTGCCGTTCAGTGTACTCCAATAGGCGCTAAAGGAAGTATATATATTTGTGAAGGCCCCATTAATCAGTGAAGAATATGAGCGAAGCTTATCAATTGAAAGTGCCACATCACAGTTGTCATCAACACTGAGCGCTTCATAAATATTTCTTTTAAGTAAAGCCTTTTTTATCAGGTCAGGTTTCTCCTGGAACAACGGATCGAACTGGGGGTCACGAAAAAGTCCAATCATGTTTCCGGTGTCAGTTAACAGATCGGCGCTGGTTTCATGCGAGGTGGCGGCCATGTCTTTTAAGTAAGTCATCATCGCTTCTTCATAAAAGGGCTTCTCTGCCAGGACATTAAAGCATTGCCGGTTGGCTTCGCTTTTGGAAAAGTCGGTGAACACGGATGCCATGGCAGGTCCGGAATTTATAAGCGGCTCTGCCGTTTCCGGGTTGCCAAGGAGTGACTTGAACAAAGTCGCCCCTTTTAAGAAATTACCCCGAAACATCTGGCTGTATTTATAGTAATCTGATTGCAAAAGCGGAATCATACGCTAACACCTCCATCATAAACTGCAACGACATCCACCTCAGCCGCCACAAAGTCAAAACTCGTCATGTATGTTATTTTTGTTGTAACTGCTCCGCCGCTGCTTGCTGCGGCATATGCGCTAGCTGTCACAGGCTGGCGGGCGGCAATCTGACAGGTCGTCTGAGTTACATTCGTTACTGAAATAATAAAAGCTTCCGACGGGGACACAAAGACCCGCGGGATGCCGGATAGCGGCCTTGTAAAGTTTATCGTGGTCCAACCTACATCAAGCGTCACCCGTTGGGCATCGATTTCGATATCGTCAAGGCTTGTATGAGAAAGATTCCATTCATCGATGCTGTCAAATAGATATTTATTAATGGGTGTACCTTCCTGGATGGGCTGGTCTGCCCGCTCCCACACAGCAAAATAGGCAGCGCCGCCACCTTCCGGAATAATCTTGATCCGGTTTGGCTTTGATGGGATTCTGTCCTTAACTTCAATCATGCCATCACCCCCTCGCTTACATGAAATTCACCAAGGCGGCAAAACACCGCCACCATACGGGACAGCCAGGTAAAAATCGTCTTAAGATCCCACTCAAGGGTATTTACCTGGACAAAATCCAAACTGTTTGTATATGTGACCTCCCTCCAGTCGGGGAGACTGCTATAACCTCGATGCAGGCGCTCAATGTTCCTTCGTATGCGGTCGATTTCCCTTTGGTACGGGATAGATTCCATCGACCATACTCCGGTTTTGATGAATATTTCATAACCATTTTCGGCAAGCAATCCTGCAAGGAATCGTGTCCAGTCCTCAATCCGATTTAGATCCTCATAATTCAGTGGGACAGCACTGTCCCTTTTATATTGCAAAGACTCCATTAAAATCCTCCTCCCCAGGCTTCCGTTTCACATTTAAGCCCGCCGTCAAAATTAAACCGCTGCCTTGATATCACTGCCGGTCTGTTCTCGCCGTAGGCATCCCAAATAACTGCCACATCCGTGATCTCTCTTGCAGGATTTCCCCGTTCGCTCACATTATAGGTGAGTCTCCTTTGAAGCATCTCAAGAAGCCAGGCAGCGACGGTTTCTCCCGAGACGGCAACGGGGTTTGAAATGGCGGCAGCTTGTTCCTGCTCATCAATGCCTATATCTGAAGCCACATAAATAGTTTCAACCCCGCCTGCTGTATATTCGTCTTTAACAGACAGCTCCACAAGGTTCACCTTGCCAGCCACTGCGATTTTAGGCATGGCTGACATATTGTCATAATTGATTGTGTCAACAGGTGTGCGGTCTATGAGCGGGTCAAAGAATATTAGCATGCCTTCCCGATTCACATAGCAGGCAGAGCATGCCGCCTGGGTTAAAAGCCGGATTGCCTCCCTGCAAGTGCAGTCTTTTGGTAGATTCTTGCCCACAAGACGACTACCGATTTCCTCCGGCATTTCAAAGGCAAGGTTCGTTCCGCTGTATTCAATCACTGCGGAAATAGCCTGAAAAATTGTCCACTGTCCGGATGTCCCGTTTCTGTATTTCTTTCCTTCAAGACGGTAGATGTTATCGTGGGCTGTTATCTTTGCGGTCATGGAGTCGTCCTCGGCTACGGCTGTTGTGAAATAATAACGCCCCATATAGACAGCGGTCTCTTCCTTATTCCAGTTAAAAGACTCGTCTGGGGTTCCCACGTAAAACCATACATCAAGGGGCTGTGACTGCTGCAGATAAGCATAAACCCCACGCGGGTTTACCATGTTCCATACTGCATCGCTGTTATCCAAAACCAATGTAAGTTCAGAGGCCGGCAGACTTTCCGACATGGGGGAAAACCCGTATTCTATTGAAGCAGAGACTGTGTTTTCACGATCGAAATATTGGACGATGCCAAACAACACCTCCGTAATGCGAATGCGGCGCCAAGCTTCACTCGTTTCTAAAAACTCAATAACCACATAGCGGTAATTTTCTGTCGGCATATCCACAATGCATCTGGCGGAGCTATTTTCTACAAGCTTTTCTTGGATCAAGTTGCCTTCAAGGTCATATGCGCTGACACGAAAGAGACTCGCATACATCCCGGATGCATCGTCGAAACATAGGGTAAAGCCTACGCTAGTCTGGTTCTCATTCCATGAAAAGCCAAGGGATGGACGAGCATCAAAGCTTTTATCCTCACCGGAAATTGCATCGCTCCACCAGCCGGTCTGTAGGCCGGTCAAATCTTCCTCCGGCAGGATGAATGTGCCGTCAAGCTTAAAGTAGTCCCGCTCAAGAGATGCCAACTTCAAGCTTTGATATTCAACAAGGTCATGAGTCTGCCAAATTTGGGATAACTGGCATTCACCACTGCTAAAAGGCAGAGCCAATGCTGCCGCGTCTACGTCAACCATTCGGAAAGATACGAGGATATCACAGAGGCGTACATCAGCGTATGGGTTATATGCAGGAGCCATTGTAAGCATCAGGTCACCTCCTGGGCAGTCATATCCAGTTTCACATCATGCCAGACCGCTTCGCCATTTTTGTAGGAAAACACACTCATGCTCGGATAAGAGACCTCAAAGCTACCTGCAGCTAAGCCTTCCGGCGAAGGGTATTCCACCCAAAGGAAGCTGTTCTTTCTAAGCAGTGAAGAAAGAGCCGCTACTGCATCCGCCGGAATCCAGTCCCATGAAGCAGCTATCGTGGTTCGGTGTCCGAGCACATCCTTGACAACCTTGCCGGATACCATTACCGCACGCCTGGACTCTTCTTTGGCACCCACTGTGATGGTTTTTACGCGTGGCATCACAACTGTATCAGTGCGTTCCATATTTGAAATGCGTATTTTATCCAATTGAAACACCCCTTTGCTTTGAGACATCCTTAAGCGGGTCAAATATGGTCTGGGCGATGGTCTTTCCGTCAAGGTTGACCTGTAGTGTAATTTTCTGTTGGGAGAGTCCGCCACCAAGCGCCGAAGACAGTCCGCCGACCAGCCCGTTTACCATGTCTGCTGTTGAACTTGAGCAGTCCTTTATATCAAGCTGCATGGGTATGCTCCGTTCAATCTGGGTTTTCACACCGGACATGGCTTTTGCAAATCCTACGCCCATGCCCTCGGCCATGTATCCTCCGATTTCCGCAAAGACCTGCGAAGGGGAGTTGATTTGAAGCATTGCTTCCACACGCCGTTTTATTTCCGCGATGTAGCTGCTGACCAGATTGTTGAGCCATTTGCTGCGGCTTGTTATGCCTGCTCCGATACCCTCCATTATCATCTGCCCGATGCTTACAAATCCTTGCCGGAAACCGTCAAAGATTTCTTTTATCTTTTGGATTAAAACTCTTATTTTCTCTAAAACCGTGCTCTCCTGTGCATCTTCAAGTCCTACGGAAAGGAAGCTCGCAATGTTCGCACCGGAGATGCCAATGGAGGCACTGTTTTCGGTTATGATTTCACCAATACGCGCAACAAGAAGCATAATAGGCTCTGTCAAAAGCGATATGTGGCTTAGAATACCTTCTTTGACCGCATCTATCGCTGCCAGCCCCGTGGCATCACCCGCAGTTTTAGTAGCAGACAGCATATCCTCGCTGACATCGCCCATTTCACCACCAAAACCGTCTCCCAAGCCTTGGGCCATATTTGCACCAAGTCCTGC